GCATCAGTATCGCCGCCAAGGTCGCCGCCAAGGTCGTCGCCTAAGTCATCTCCGCCGCCGGCATCATCACCAAGACCACCTGCATCATCGCCGCCGCCACCCGCAGCAGCGGCAGTAACCGCCTCACCAGCGGCGGTGCCCATAGACTCAATAGAGGCAGCATGCTTTGAATCAGTATATTGCTCAAATTGCATTCTCTCTATTTCATCATCATCAAGTTTAAAAATGTTTTTATAAACCCATCTCTTTGAAAAATATCCATCAGTTGCAGCGCCAGCAATTTCAAACCTAGAGCGGAGATGCTCAAGCTCTTGTAGTTCTGCAATTTTAGAAGGATTATTAAGAGTTAGTTTAAAATTAGTTAGATCTGTATTGCGATATCCAAGTGTAAACAAATGAATAATACATATTTTCTCAACTTCTGCGACAACAACTCTCTGGAGTCTTTGAATAGTTCTAGCAAAACGAATGTCTTTTTGTGCTAGCGTAGTCTTATCCTCCATAGCGTCTGATTGTGCCAAATAAGCCTTTGGGACCTTCAATGCAGAGAATAGTTTGTCCCGAAGATACTGTACATCCTCAATGTCGCCCGTAAATGATCCACCAGCAAGTGTTTCAATCCTGGATGAGTTACCGGCTCGGACAGGGATATAATAATCTTCATCAATACTCATAGCGTTGTAGCGAAGATCAACTCGTCCAGTGTCTCCATCCACAATCTGATTTCTTTTCATCTGGGTCTTGACCTGTTCAATATATTGCTCAACATCTTCCGCAGGAATATTACCAACATCAATATAAAATACCCGACGTTCAGGCGATCGAACAATACGGTAGGCCATCATAGCGTCTTCTAGTAATGTAAGCTGACGCCAGATTCTTCTGGATGGCTCTAGGACTGAAGTTCCGTAGGGAACGTACTTGTCGTTACCCAAGACCCTAAAGTGGGCTAACTGCCAGTTTTCAAATGTAACCCCCGGCTGTGAATCCCCGCTCCAATAATACTGAACATAATTGGGGTTTGTCGGGTCCTTACCCTCTAGTCTTTCAACTTCTCGAACTGGAAGTGGAATAACATTAGTAATACCTATATCATCATCCACATCCAAATACAGGAAATAGTCGCCGTACTTGCACATGCTTCTTGCCCAACCAAACAAGTTTGAATCGATGTTCAACACAGTATAAAGTAACGTATTAATAATTTCTTTTATTTCTCTGTTGTGGCACTCAACATTTACCAAAGATGTTAGTTCCGAAGAGGTTGTTATCTCATCAGCATAAACATCTAGGGCAGAAGCAATTTCTGGCATATACTCCATTTGGTCAAAATCTGTATAACGAAGTTGTTTGTCACGATTAAGTAACACCTTACTCTGTAATCCAGAAAATGGGTTATAGTATTCTTTTTTCTTAAATTCCTTACCAGTGGCAGTAGTAAATTTATACTTAGTAACTGTCCTAGCCGTTGTTCTAGTGACAGCCGGCTGATTATAATCAACCAGGGGTCCGCTAAAGAGTCTAGTCAACCTCTTAAATAAGGAAGACTGTTGATTCCTTGGATTATTCTCATTGCTCTTGTTTTGATTACTATTGTCAGCCATTTCTATCCCTTAATTATCCACGACAAATCGTATTTCTTGCCGTCGTTTCCTTCAAAAGTGTTTTGTGGTTTACCTGTTGGTTTATATCCTTGCATACCTTCTATTTTTGTGTTGAAAGTACTGTTACTAACTGTAATACCACTGATCATCGCTTTTTTATACTCTATTTCTCTTTTATTTACCGTCAAAGCCGTATCTCTTACCCAACAACCAATACAAGATGCTATAACAAGATCATCGTTATAACCACGCATGGCTTGAGGTCGGCCATTATGCCAAACAAAAGTCTTTACCTCGTTAGCCAATCTCCTTGAGTTAATAGTAATTAGTTTGTTTCTAACGAATTCCTCAAACTTAGCTATAACAAGTGGTCTAGTTTTCATAGACATAGTAAATCCTGGAACACCACCGATAGCTTCTGCTGTAGCCTGATCTACATATTCATGAGTCGCTCGGACACTATAATATATATTACTATAACCAATCTCTTCAATGCGACTGAGAACGCCTATACCTAAAGAATTGTTCTCGATGACCAACAGAGCGTTATTATACTCTGAAGCCATGCTACAGAGATGAGGGGCAAACATATCGGGGGTTATCTTACCTTGATATTCCGCTACCTGTTGCATTGTCTGTAAGTCTAATATTTGACAGACACTAAAATCTGATCCGTCACCACGAGCAACATCAGCGACTGCAATATAATCTCGACCCTCCACGGGCTGTTCCCAGATCCAATAATTTCTATCAAAGCCCGTCCTATGATTAGGTTCACAGATATTTTCCAATATTCTTTTTAAATCGTCCCCATGAACGACAGTCTCTCCAGAAGCATTAAAGTTGCACTCTAACTCCTGGGCGATTTCTCGCTTGGACATATTACGAGTTTCTTTTATAAACCATTTTTCATCACGTTCTGGGTGGACTGTCCATGGCAATTTCATCGGATTGAAATCGTTCTTACCCTCTTCAGCTTCAACATAATTTTTATGGAACCAGTTGCCTACACCATACGGAGTACTGAGGGCTATACAAGTACCACCTGTTGATAGGGTAGGATAAAGCCCAGCCCACATTTCATCCAGACCTTCAACAATTGCAGCTTCATCAATCACGAGTAGCGAAAGTGCCTCAGAACGACCAGCGTCACCGGAGGTTGACGATGCCTTTACAACAGAGCCATTGGTCAACTCGAACGAGTTTCTATTATCAATAGCGATTGAAGCAATACGCAGCCAAGCAGGCAAGTTTTTATAAATCGCTTTAGACTTCTTGACTAAGTTAGCAGCAGTATTTAACTTAGTAGCTACAATCAAGATGTTTTTATCTCTATGAAACAACATCATCCAAGCGACATAGGACGCTACAGTGGTAGATATTCCTAACTGTCTAGCTTTGAGGATAATGTTGAAACGATGCTTTTTAAAATCCCGTAGAGCCTCTTCCTGAAACTCGTACATATCAAACGGTATAAGACCATGCAAAGGGTGTGATATCCTTGCATACTTATTAGAGAAATATACAGGATCCTTGCCGCAACGGACGATCTCTGCCATCATTTCTTTTTTAGTAAGGCTCATTTAGGCCTCTGGCGTATCTGGGTTCTTTGAAGCCTTGTCATTAGAAGGACGTTTGTCCGAGAACAGATCTAAGAACTTCTTAATTCCATCTTCGGTGTCGTCTTTGGAGGGTTGCTTTAATGTTTCAACATCTTCTGCACCGCCGATCTTATAGCGTTTAGTAGCCTGAACCCAGTTTCTAACTCTGGACGTGCTCTGAACCATAATATCAGCATCTGCAATCTCGGATAAGGTTACGGTCTCTTTCGTCACCTTCTTATACTCTTTCTTAAGGTACTTAACAATATCACCGAACTTTCTCTCGATCTCATTTTCAAATTGGGCTCTTGGATGGATCTCTTTCATCAATACTTCACCGTGATATGTGACAATGAGATTATCCGCAGCGAAGCGAACCCTAAATCCATCTATAAGACGGCTGTCCAGAACTGGATGTCCCTCTTCTCTGTTTAAACCTATTTTTTCGTCCATATTATCATAGCCATCATATGCATTTGCTGCGGCTTGACTCAACCCTCTTACTATGTCCAAAATATTAGCCATTTTTTTACTCTCCTATAAATTCTATAAATGTAAGCTTTGCAAGTTTTAAGAATTGTCTTGATTAACGGTGGTTTATATTCGCCATCTTGTGGTCGCCATCCGCTATTCCAACGATCCTCCCTAAACTCTACATAGTTAACATAACATTGCTCGCAACACTCAAACCTATTCATATATAGGTCGTCTCTTGATGAAAATGAATATGTTTTACAAACCGGGCAAGTTCTGTTTGGTTGCTCAGCGTTGTGCTTTTTCTTAATTTCAACATCACCGACCAAAAAAAACTTTTTACGGTCCTTAAGAGTTTGTAATTTTGTTCTTCTATTCTTAAGTTGAACTAAATAACTTTCCTCTCGTTCTGTCTCCCAGGTAGATCTAAAATCCTGTACTGCTTCTTTGCCGTATTTCTCTGATATCGCCTTTTCAACGGCGGCGACATAATTTAAATCTTTTTTCATTATTTCTGATATACTGCATGAACAATCCCTACAGAAAGTCCCGTCCCTAACAGTAAACCAGTGACAATTCCGACTGTTCCCCGATTTCTGTCAAACCATGAGTTGTTTTTATTAAGTTGTTCTTCTAGCTTGGTGATGGAACGAATGTACGTCACCTGCATCTGAGTGCAGACCTTTTGGTCCACCGAGCACTCGGCTATTTTAGCATTGGTATCAATTTTC